GAGCTTGCGGATAAAGACGAGTTACTAGAGCTGAAAGAGAAACGATATAAGCGAATAAATCTCGAAGAAGCGAAAACATAGAAGTTACCAACAATGAAAAATTTTTTAGAAAAATTCAAATCATTCTACCACAGTAAAAATTCAATTTTTATTAGAGTGGCAATTTTTATGCTGCTTGCGTGGTGGGTTTTTAACAATTAAAAAACCACCGCTGTAACGGTGGTAATTTACAAGGAGTTACCTTTTGAAAAATCAGCATAATGATACACAAAAAAGCTCCTTATGGCAAGAGTTTGAATATCGAAAACGGTTAAAAAATCTGATTGAAAGCGGTTTATCCGTAGCCGAAATTGAAACCCGTTCACAACAAATTTATAAGGAGCTGAAAAGTGAATGCACAACCAAAGCAAATTAACCCAATTTTAAAACTGCACCCAAGACAACCAGAGGCAAAGAAAGTGAATGTTGATGATGGTTATACGCAAATTCCGAATGAGTTATTAAAAGCAATTTTGCGATCGGGTATTTTAGGTTGGAAAGGCTCTTACTTACTGGCTACCGTCTTAAAAACATTGTCTTGGCATAAAGAAAGTGATTGGTTCACGCATTCCCAAGTGTGTGAAATGATGAATATTGAGCCGACAAAATACCATATTAATCAACTTTCCGCTGCTCGAAAAGAGCTTATCCGTGAAAATATCTTGTTTGAAGATGGTAAGAAAACAGGGGTAAATCTCAGTGTTTTTGAATGGAAAATGGTATATCCCGAAAAAGTAGGGAGTTCCCGAAATAATAGGGAATTAATTCCCGAAAAAGTAGGGAACACAAAAGAAACTATTACAAAAGAAAAAATAAATAATGAATTTACTAACGTAAATTCTGTGCAACAGCCCGAGACCTCTTTGCCGAAAAAAACAAAATCTGAGCCGGTCGATTATCAAGGAGTGATGGAAGAATTTAATCGTGCTGTGGAAGACACACCGATTCCGCAAATTCGGGCGATGAGTGATGAGCGAAAGCGATCGGTTCACGCATTAGCAAAAATCTTGCGAAAAGAATTTGGTGGCTACACCAGACAACACTTTGCCGATTACTTCAATGATTTTGTCCGACAGGCAAGTAGCCGGAAAGACAGATTTTATTTTGGCGGGCTTGATGGCTCGGCTTGGGTAGCAAATTTCGGCTACATCATTCGTTCGAAAACGTTTTATAAGACCTGGGAAGATTCGCTATGAGCCAAAATTTGAAAAATATCACTTACGAGGTTGAATATTTGCTGGTTGGAGCATTGCTGAAATCCGGTCTTAACTCGAAAGCTAGGGACGTATTGAGCTGGTTAGAGCCTGAAATGTTCGCTACCTTTCAACTTGGGGTGATTTACGAGGCTATCCGCAAGCAGGCGTTGAAAGATAACGTGATCGATATGCTGTTACTCAATACCGACTACGGACAAGATTTTGCCACGTTGGCAGAGATAATGAAAAACACGATCAGCGGTGCAAACTTAGACGGCTATGCAGAAAAAGTCCGGCAATATCATCAACGCCGAGAAGCCCAGCGAGTGTTTTTAGACGTTGCAGGTGAGTTGCAAAATGCCCGAGACGAGCAGTTAGATGCTATCACTTCAACCGGGTTAGCTCACCTAAGCAAATTATTACAACGTGGCGGAAAAGTGAAACCGATTGATATGAATGATTTGCTCGAAGGTTATTTGGAATTGTTCCAAGAACGTGCAAAACCAAGTTTTAAAGAGCGTTTGTTGTTTACCGGTATAGAAGCATTAGATGGGAAACTAGGCGGTATTAACGATACCGATATTTGCATTGTAGCAGGACGTGCCGGTAACGGTAAAACCGAAACAGCCATCACGTTTACTAAAAACATTATCGAGAATAAAGGTTCGGTGCTGTTCTTCTCGCTGGAGATGAGCAAAGAGCAGATTATGGATAGGCTGATTGCCAGTGCAAGCGGTGTAAATTCAGTAAAACTTCGCAATCCGGAAATGATGAATGATGAAGATTTTGCCCGAATGGGAACGGCGATTCAGCCTTTACAAAATCAGCAGTTGTACATTGTTGATAAAAGCGGATTAACCGCAGAAGAGATTGTGGCGATTGCAGAGAGCCATATTCAAGAGTACGGCAAAGTGAGTGCGGTAGTGATTGATTATATCGGTTTGGTTCGACACGGCAAACTAGACGGCAAAATTAACCGAACCTATCAAATCGGTGAAAGTATGGAGCGGTTTAAAACTTTCTGCAAAAACAATCACACACCGATGATTTTATTGGCACAGCTTAACCGCAATGCAGATGGCAGTCGCCCAACCAACGCAGATTTGCGAGACAGTGGCAGTCTTGAACAAGATGCAAGCCAAATCATTATGGTGCATAACCAACGCAACAAAGACGGCGAGCCAGCCCCCTATACAGAATGGATTGTTACTAAAAATCGCTTTGGAGCAAATGGCACGGTTTATATGCAATTCCAGCAGGGTAGGTTCGTAGAATGCGACCAGGCAGAAGCGCGGGAGTATTTCCAGCCGAAAGAAACTAAAACATCATCAAACAAACGCTATGGAGCAATGCAATGACAGATTTTGATAAAGACACTTGGCAAACGCCACGCTATTTCTTCCGTTGGCTGGGAATGCGTTTTTTATTCGATATTGACGGCTGTGCCAATAGTAAAAATCACTTACTACCCCAATGGATTGGAGATGGTGGCGTATTCGATAACTTTTTAGATCTTGATTTAGAAATTTTTAATTTAGCTTTTGAGCGTAGTTCAATTTTTGTCAATCCGCCTTACTCAGATGTTACACCATTTATTCAACAAGCGAAGCGTTTACGAGATCACGGTCATTTAGTGGTGATGTTGCTGAACAACGATAAATCTACGCAATGGTATCAGAACCATATTCACAACGTGGCGAATGAAGTGATTGATATTATCGGCGGTCGAATTGCATTTGTTCACCCTATCACAGGACAAGAAATCAAAGGCAACAGCAAAGGGCAAATGGTCGTAGTATTCGACCCGACAATGGATGATTTTGTACAGCGTTCGGTGAGTTTGGATTTTATTAAAGAGGTTGGCGGCTATGAAAAATAATGAAGGGTGGGACGGTTTAGATGATTACTTATAAATGCCCCAAATGCAACGGAGAGCTTGAGGATTTAAGTGTTTATGACGAATGGGGTTGGTTTTTAGATGAGCCGTATCGTTGCAACGGACACTATACAGGGCGGTTTCCGAATATCAGTCGAGATAGCACGCTAAACCGCACGAAATCCTGTGGCTACTTTAGCAAGGAAGAGGTTAAGAAAGTAAATGGCACACAGCGTTAATGACATCGTAAAAGCCCACGGCAGGCGTTATAAAGCAAGATTGAAAATACAGATGATAAAAATGCAAGGAGGCGTTTTAGTCCCCCTTAATGAGCGTGAAGCTGAAGCATTGGTATCACTTAAAAATGGCGAGCAATATGAAATTGAGGTTATTCGCACTCGCAATCCAGCCTTTCATCGGAAGGTCTTCGCCTTTTTAAATTTTTGCTTTGAATATTGGTCGGCAGACAAAACCGAATGGGAGTTTTTTGATGAGCGGAAACAGTTTGATACTTTCCGAAAAAATCTGACTGTTCTGGCAGGATTTAAAGAAATCACATACACCCTAGATGGGCGTATGCGTGTAGAAGCTCAAAGTCTTAGTTACGGAAATATGGAACAAGACGAGTTCGAGCAGGTTTATAAAGCATTGATTAATGCAGCCATCAAGCACGTTTTTAACAATACCAGAGACGAAAACATTATCAATCAGCTTTATTCGTATTTTTAATTTGGTGTAATTACAGGAAATTAAAATGAGTTTTTATCAGAAAATTGATGGCAGTCAATACAAAAATATTTACGCCGTTGGTGATTTACACGGTTGTTATGATCTCCTAATGACGGAGTTAGAAAAAGTAAAATTCAATCGAGAAACAGACTTATTAATTTCTGTTGGAGATTTAATTGATAGAGGAAGGCAAAATCTTAAGTGTTTACAGTTATTGAGAGAAAAGTGGTTTTTTAATGTGCAGGGTAATCACGACCAAATGGCGATTGAAGCCTTGTTATATCACGATTTTAATATGCAGGTTAACTGGATTAGGAATGGGGGAGATTGGTTTTACTCGTTACCAATGGAACAAAAATTAGAAGCGGTAGACTTATTAAAAATCTGCGAAAAACGACCGCTTGTTATTGAACTTGAAATGGTTAATGGTGATTTATGTGTGATTGCTCACGCAGATTATCCTAGCAATGATTATGAGTTCGGTAAAGTCGTTAGTAAGCAGGACATTCTATGGAGTAGGGATAGGTTAGAAAGTTATTCTGAAATAAATATTGATGGTGCTGATACGTTTATCTTCGGACATACAATTGTCGAACAACCAGAAGTACACGGAAACAGACTTTATATTGATACAGGTGCATTTAATAGCGGCAACTTAACGTTAATTAAATTAGGGTGAGTTTAAAAATGGAAAAAATTAGATATTGGCTTAGCGTGCCATTCAGAATTATTGCAGTGCTTATTTCTTTGTCAATTCTTACTCTTAGATATATCGGGTACTTATTGATTTATCCATTAGCATTTTTTGTGGCAGTCGGTAAATTTATTGCTATTGGTCAATGGACATATCAAGAATGCCTTGATGACTTTAAGAGCGATTTTAATCCGATTTAGTGTGTGTTTATTAATTCCCTCGAATTCGGGGGAAGGAGAAGTAAGATGACAAAATTTTTTGAAACTATCGCATTCATAATGCTGTTTGCCATTATCCCAAGCAGTTTACTCGCTATTAATACTACTTTAATGAATATTAAAAACGCATCGTGGTTTATGGTGATTATTCAGTTAGGTTTTTGGATTTTAATATCGTTTGTTATCAATGGCTAATCTACGCAAAGAGGCAAAAGGCAGAGAGTGCCAAGTCCGTTTACCGGGTATCTGTAATCATAATCCGGAAACGGTGGTATTGGCTCACTATCGAATGGCAGGATTAAACGGTGTGGGAATGAAACCCGATGATATTTTCGGGGCGTGGGCTTGCAGTAGCTGCCACGATGAGTGCGACCGTAGAACTCGCAAATTAGAAGCGGATTATGTGAGACAGGCTCATGCAGAGGGCGTATTTAGAACGCAGGCTATTTTACGGAGAGAAGGGAAATTATGAGTGATTGGCTTGAAATTGCGTTGCCTTATCCGCCGAGTGTGAACCATTACTGGAAGCATACCCGAAACGGTAGGCATTATATTTCAGATAAGGGGAAAGCCTTTAGGGCGGAAGTGGTGAAAATCTGCAAAATGTTTGATCCGTTTAAAGGAGCGGTACAAACGGTATTGCAGATTTACTATCCTGATAAACGCAAGCGTGATCCAGATAATTTAGAAAAAGCCTTGTGGGACGCATTAAAAATCGGTGGCTTAATTGAAGAAGACGATAATCAAATTTTAGTCGATAAGCGAACCATTACGGCAGGTTTTAAGAAAGGGGGAATGGTGGTGTTAAAGATTAAGGCGGTGGGTAATGCAAATTGATGTAAAGGGTGTATTAAATTTATGGGGTGGATATGTGCGTTTTACCGACTGCAAGGGCTATCCGACAATGCAGGCATTTATGCGTGAGTCTCCACAAGAGAGAACAAAACAGCGTTATTTAGCCCGCTTAGATGATGATACGCTTGAGAAAGTCGATCGGCAAATGCGGAAGCTACAAGCGAACGACAAGCGACAATTCGATGTACTATTTTATAAATATGCAGTAGGGTTAGAGAATAAGCAGGTTTGGCAGAAGTTATCGCTCAGCAAGACTTCATATCATACAGAATTACTTCTTGCTGAACGATTTATGGAGGGGGCATTAGCCGGTAGTGAAATTCGTTTGCTCTTGTAGCTTCTCAACGGCTAATTTAATTAGTTGATTTTGGGGAATATTTAACTGTTGGGCAAGTTGCTCGATTTGTGCGATTGTGCTTTCGTGCAGTTTAAAGGCTTTAAGTTTAATTCCCCGTTTTGCGTTGCTACGGTTTACAATTTCGGTTCTTGACAGTGCCATCATAAATCCTTAATATAGGTTCTGAAGAGTAGGGAGATTTCTCCCCCTACTTAGTTTCATTCAATTAGTATGCTGGCAGGCTAATCACTAAGAGAATGATAACTAGGATAATGCGGTAAAGCATTTGTTATCCCTCCAAAAGTCGGTGGGATTAAAGGTCGCCACCGGCTCGTTTCCAGCACTATTACTGAAAACAAGTTTATTATATGTTGGATAACCAATATATTCAAGCAAAATATCGTTAAAAAGCCCATAGTTTTGTAAATTATGGGCTTTTTTGCATTTAAATGATTAAAAAGTGTTGCAAAGTTCGGACTTAATCTATATTATTTATGGTAAGTTGCGGTTCATTGCATAGGTGGTGAACTTAAAAAGAATTTTATTTTACAGCCCTGAGCAGAAATGCTTGGGGCTTTTTTGTTTACGGATTTTAAGGGTGTAGCTCAATAGGTAGAGCAACGGTCTCCAAAATCGTTGGTTGTTGGTTTGAGTCCAGCCACCCTTTCCAAATGCGAGTAAATGTTATGCTGGAACAACTAAATACTCAGTCAAAAAGCGGTGTAGTAAATCCAAAAAGATTTCTAAATCCTGATGTCGAGGACTACCAGCCTGAAAGTATATCAAGATGCGCTCTTCGCTTCCGAAGTAAGAAAATGGACGAATACTCCAGAAAAGAGCTTGTGAAACTATATCAAATGCTTGCTCAGGCACGGAAAATTCAATAGATAACTGCTTTTTATTTTCTTGCAAGAATTGCTCGAACTGTTCATCAATACTTCTGATAAATTCTAGGTTAGTTGCAACTGAATGTTCCCGGAATGAAAACTCTAAGTAAGCGTATGATGTATCTCTATTGTCTTTATGAGCCCAATAAGCACAGCCTAGTGTTAGAAGTTTGCTGTTTGGAGTGTTCAAGTCTGTGAGTAACTTTTTTAACATTGGGGAGTGTGCGGCTTCTGGTATTAGTTCTACCTTTTCAGGATTGGAAACAAGATCTACTCCACCAATACAAGGTGTGGCAGTGTCGCTTGAAGTGTCGCCCGGACGTGGTCTAAATGGGAAGTGATAGAAACTATCGTCAATTTGATCAAATTCAATCATTTTTAACCTCTGCTAGTTTATTTGTTGGGGAACAGTATTCTAGCAGATTTTTTAACCAAAGCTCAGTCTTTACGGACTGGGCTTTTTTATTGCCTCGAAAGTGGGGTGGAGTATGTAAATGCCAGAGAAAAGTCCTGATATTTGGGTTATGTTGTGGTCTTGGGTGATATTACACGCCAATACACTCACGACGGCAGCATCGGCAATCATTGCGGTGATTCTTCGTGCTTTCTTTGTTCGCAAAAAGCCATTACTGCGATACACAATTTTAGATTCGTTGATTTGTGCGTTGATTGCTGTTACCGCCGAGCCATTAGCTCAACCATTTTTACAATTTTTCTTTCACGTTCAGTCCGAAAAAGCATCTTACTTTCTTGGGGTGATGATTGGCTTTATTGGTACGGAGCGACTAAGAGAGTTTTTATTCAAATTTATCAATAAGAGAGTAAGTAGACATGACTATGACAACCAGTGATAACGGACAACAGTTTATTGTTCGTGAAGAGGGGGAGCGTTTTACTGCTTATCAAGATTCTGTCGGCATCTGGACTATCGGTGTAGGTCATACTGGTTGGGTTGGTAATAAACCAGTTGCTAAAGGTATGACAATCACTAAAGAGCAGTCTCGTGAGATTTTACGAGTGGATTTACGCAGATTCGAAAAGACGGTCAATGAGTGTGTCATTAAGCCATTAACGCAGTATCAATTTGATGCTCTGGTTAGCCTTGCTTTTAATATCGGCGAAGGTGCATTCCGTCGTTCCACATTGCTCAAGATGCTTAATCGTGGCGACTACAAAGGGGCAAGCGAGCAATTTTTAGTTTGGCGTAATGCTGGCGGACGTCCAATTTTACTCAATCGCCGTAAGCGTGAAAAAGCCTTATTTGATGGCGGTAAGTATGTTTAGTCGAGTAAATCAAATTATTGTTGGCGGACTAGCCGCAGTGATTTTGGGTTTGTGTGGCTGGATTTGGCACCAGTCAAAACAAATTGATAACTTAAGAGCCGAAAACCAAACGCAAGCCCAAACCATTGAGCAGCAGCAAAAAGCCAATCAACGGCTAACCGATAGCTTAGAGCAAGAGCGACAAGCGGTCGAAAAAAGCCAAAAAATTGCAAATGAGCTGCGGAATAAAGTGGAGATGGCGAAGAATGAAATTACATCAATACTGGCACAAGACAGTTGTGCTAAGGCTGATTTGCCTAATGGTGTTGCTGATAGCATTAAGCGGTTGCACTAGCAAAACAATCGTCAGCACTGAGTATTTATATCCGCCTGCGGCTTACCTTGTGCCGTGCGAGCGGACAGCATTTAGCGGTAAAACCTACGGCGATACGGTGGATTATCTCATTAAAGTAATGGGAGAGCGTGATTTGTGTGCGAGTCAAATTGACCGTATTAGAGAGTGGCAAGCACAGACTAAGCAAGGGTTTAAATAACTTGGCGGATTAAACCGCTAATGAGAGTGGGAGCTTAATTGCTCCCTTTTCATTTGCGTTACATTACTTAGTTATGCTTTTGATTGTATCAAGATCATAACTAAGCAATGTGTTGCATAGTTTGTAAAAGGTACTCCCGAGGGGATACCCCTTTCCACGGGGTTGCGGCAGCGCGGTTTTCGGCAGTTTTTTGGGTTTCTAGGCATCATCATCTTTCTGTAATGTTGCCGTTTTTTTAGGCGGTTTTGATTTTTTAGGATTTGAGCAAATGGACAACTTATTTGATCTAAAACTTAACATCAATCAGATCGCCGAACTCACCGGATTGCACCGCCAGACGGTCTCTCAACGGGTAGCAGGTCTTACCCCATCGCTTGGCAGTAACAGCAAATTAAAGCTCTATGCGCTGCGTGATTTAATCCTCACCGGGTTGGCGGAAAAGATGTCGGCGGATGTCGATAGCCTCTCTCCGGTTGATCGCAAGGCATTTTGGCAAGCGGAAAACGAACGTCTCAAATATGAAGAGAAAACAGGCGAGCTAATACCAGCCTCCGAAGTGGCGTTTGAAATGGGTGCAATGGCAAAAGCAGTGGTGCAAACGCTTGAAACTTTGCCTGATATTTTGGAGCGAGATTGCGGTTTACAGCCGAAAGATTTAATCCGAGTCCAGCAAGTGATTGACGATGTACGGGATCAGATGGCGTTACATATCCAACAAACCCCAACTACCGACATCACCGAACAGGGAGATGACTAATGTTTGCCAGTGCGAAAGAGATCCGCCGTGATATGGCGAACGCCGTCAAAGCTCCTCGCCGAATGAAAGTGTCGGACGCTGTGGCGGAATATATGCGTGTTCCGCTTGGCGGGGGGAACTCTGTCAAATGGGATAAGCATACCGCCGCCTATATGTTAGAGCCGATGGACTGCCTCAACAGCCGTGAATATGATGCGGTGATTTTTGTCGGCCCGGCACGAACGGGTAAAACCATCGGCTTGATTGACGGCTGGATAACCTACTCAATTATCTGCGATCCGTCTGATTTCCTGTTGGTGCAACTTACCCAAGAGAAAGCTAGCGAACATAGCCGAAAACGGCTTGACCGCACATTCCGCTGTTCGCCCGAAATTGCCAAGCGGCTAAGCCCACGCAAAAACGATAACAATGTCCACGACAAGTATTTCAGAGCGGGCAACTTGCTCAAAATCGGCTGGCCGTCTATCAATGTGCTTTCTTCATCGGACTACAAATATGTTGCTCTGACTGACTACGACCGCTGGCCGGAAGATGTGGACGGAGAGGGCGACGGTTTCTCGCTTGCCTCAAAGCGGACGACCACCTTTATGTCAGCAGGAATGACTTTGGTGGAGAGTTCGCCCGGTAAAGATATTGTTGATCTCAAACATATCCCGAAAAGCACCCACGAGGCACCACCAACAACAGGCATTTTAAGCCTATACAATCGCGGTGATCGCCGTCGATTTTACTGGCAATGCTCTTGCTGCTCAGAGTATTTTGAGCCGTCGATGGCAAATATGGTCGGCTACCGAGAAGAGAGCGATTTTGTCAAAGCCAGCGAAAACGCACGGATACAATGCCCCCACTGCCAAGCCTTGATTGCGCCTGAACTCAAACGAGAGCTAAACATCAAAGGCGTATGGCTCAAAGAGGGGCAAAAAATTGATGCAAGCGGTCAAATTAGTGGCGAAAGTCGCAAATCCCGTATTGCCTCCTTTTGGCTTGAAGGGCCAGCGGCAGCCTACCAAACGTGGGCGCAGCTCACCTACAAACTGCTCAATGCCGAACACGAATATGAAATGACTGGCAGTGAGGAAACCCTCAAAGCGGTAACAAATACCGACTGGGGGTTACCTTACTTACCACGATCTGCATTAGAACAACGCCGTTCTGATGAGTTGATGGAACGCCGAGAAGAAGTAGAAGAGAAAACTGTACCAGCTCAATGTCGCTTTATTGTGGCGGCGGTGGACGTACAGGGCGGTAAAAACCGCCGATTTGTGGTGCAAATGGTCGGTTACGGTGAAAATGGCGAACGCTGGTTGATTGACCGCTATAACATCTCACATACTTTGCCCGACAGTGATGGCGTGATTGAGAAAATCGACCCTCGCATTCCCGATGATTGGCACATACTGATTTCGGACGTACTGGAAAAACGCTACCCACTTGCCCACAATCCAAACCACTTTATGCCGATTTTGGCGATGGCGGTGGACAGTGGAGGTGAAGATGGGGTAACCGATAACGCCTACCAATTTTGGCGCAAATGTCGGCGAGACGGCTATGCGAAACGGGTCTATTTAGTCAAAGGCGACAGCACCAAACGGCAAAAGCTGATTACCAAAACTTACCCCGATAACACTGCAAGAAGCGACAGACACTCCTCTGCTCGGGGCGATGTGCCGTTGTACCTATTGCAAACCGACTACCTCAAAGATCGGATTAACAACGCCCTGTCCCGTGATACGGTGGGGGCAAACTACATTCACTTTCCCGATTGGATCGGCGAATGGTTTTTCAACGAATTAACCTATGAAGAACGAGGAGCGGACGGCAAATGGCGCAAACCGGGCAAAGGCAATAACGAAGCCTTCGACCTGTTCTGTTATGCCCACGCCGTAGCGATTTTACGAGGCTACGAGCGAATCAAATGGGGCGATGAAAAAGACGTGCCAAGCTGGGCGAAACTACCTGAGATTAACCCAGACATCATTCGGGAAACGCCAATACATACCGAACAAGCAGTCGAAATTGAAGAACAATCCGCAAAACCACAACCTAAACCCACCAAAGCAAAAAGCAGTTGGTTAAGTGGTGGCGGTAGAAAAACAGGAGGCTGGCTATGAGCCTTTACACCATAGACGAACTTGAACAAAAAATTCGCGCGCTTGATGAAAAAATCGAAACTGCCCAATCACAGGTGAGCTTTAACGGGCGGTCGGTATCCTATCAAGTGGCGGAATTAACTAAACAGCGTGATCGCTATCAAACAATGCTGGATGAACAACTTGCCCAAAGCGGGCAACGCACCAAACAGCATCGAATTAAATATGCGAGGTTTATTTGATGAACTTCCTCGAAAAAACCATTGCCACCCTTTCCCCGAAATGGGCGGCAAATCGCTCTCGAAATCGCTATGTGCTAAATGCCTATGAGGCGGCACAGCCTAGTCGAACCCATAAGGCAAGCCGAGAAAGCAAAGGAGCAAACACTACCGTTCGCCAAAGTGCGGTGAGCTTACGGGAACAGGCTCGTGCCTTAGACCAAAATCACGATATTGTGATCGGCATTCTCGACAAAATGGAAGAGCGGGTGATTGGCTCAAAAGGCATTCATATTGAACCGCAGCCGCTGACGTTGGCAGGTGAAGTCCACGAAGAATTAGCTGGGCAAATCCGAAAGCTGTGGGCGGAATGGTCGGTGAAACCTGATGTGACGGGATTATACACTCGCCCATTGCTAGAACGAATGCTACTTCGGACTTGGCTACGAGATGGCGAAGTCTTTGTTCAGTTGGTGAAAGGCAAAGTGGCAGGGCTAGAACACGGTTCATCGGTTGCTTTCTCGTTGGAAGCCTTAGAACCCGATTTTGTGCCAATGCAGACGGACGAGGCAAAAAACGGCTTGGTGCAAGGTGTTTTTCTCAATGCGTGGCGGCGACCGACCGCTTACCAAGTCTATTTAGACAATCCGCAAGAAAGCATCGCAATGTACGGCAAAATCAAAACTGTGCCGGCAGAAAATATGCTGCACCTTGCTTTTCGCAAACGGCTACATCAAATTCGTGGCGTGAGTATGTTACACGGTGTGATTGTTCGCCTCGCCGATCTCAAAGAGTACGAAGAGAGCGAACGAGTCGCTGCACGCATTGCAGCAGCAATGACGATGTATATCAAAAAAGGTGATGCCACACTCTATGATGACGAAAACAGCAGTAATGGCGAACGCCTGTTTGATATTGCCCCTGGTGCGGTGATTGATGATTTAAAACCAGGCGAAGACATCGGTTTAATCAACTCCAACCGTCCGAATGTGAATTTGGAAACCTTTCGCAACGGGCAGCTTAGAGCGACTGCTGCAGGTACTCGGTCGAGCTATTCCAGTATTGCTCGAGATTACAACGGCACTTACTCTGCACAGCGACAAGAGCTGGTTGAAAGTTTTGAAGGTTATGCGGTGCTACAAGATGCGTTTGTGTCGGCAATCAGCCGCCCGATTTATCGGGAATGGCTCAAAATGGCAATCGCCTCACAAGCGATCAAACTGCCGCCTGATATTGACCAAAACTCGCTATTTAATGCGGTTTATTCAGGCCCTGTAATGCCGTGGATTGATCCAATCAAAGAGGCTAATGCTTGGAAAGAACGAATTAAAGGCGGTTTAGCCACCGAAGGTCAAGCAATCCGAGCCAGTGGCAATAACCCTGCCGAAGTCAAACGGCAACGGATTGTCGAGATCAAAGAAAACGCTCGTGAGGGCTTGAAATTTGATACTGATTTAACTAATACACAAGGAATTATTAATGAGAAAAAAACAAATGATTCTAGCCCCAATGGCGATAGCAGCGGCAGTAACCAAGACGAATAACCAGTCTTGGTTTACCATCAAAGCATCAGCCAACGATACAGCCGAGATCAGCATTTATGACGAAATTGGCTTTTGGGGCGTAACTGCCCAACAATTTACCAAAGACTTAAAAGCCCTTGGCAACAATTTAAAACAGATCAACCTGCATATTCACTCGCCCGGGGGCGATGTGTTTGACGGCATTGCCATTTACAACCTGCTAAAAAATCACCCTGCTAACAAGACCGTCTATATTGACGGTCTTGCCGCATCAATGGCTAGCGTAATTGCAATGGCAGGTGATGAAATCATTATGCCTGAAAACGCTATGATGATCCACAAACCGTGGGGCATTCAAGGCGGTGATGCGGATGATATGCGTAAATATGCGGATTTACTGGATAAGGTTGAAAGTACACTGATTATGGCGTATGTCGCCAAAACAGGTAAATACGAAACCGATTTGGCAGAAATGCTGAAAGAAGAAACTTGGCTCACAGGCAAAGAGTGCGTGGAGCAAGGTTTCGCCGATAAGTTAGCCGAACCCCTTGTGGCGATGGCTTGTATCCAATCCAAAAAATTAGAGGACTACACAAAAATGCCTGACAAAATCAAAAATATGCTATTCGCACCACAAGGCAACGCAGGTGCAAATCCAAAACATGAACAACCTCAAACACCACCACAAGCGGGTGAAAATCCGCAAAATGTGGCAAAACCTGATGCAATGGTGGCATTAGCCCAACGCAATGCAACGATTAAAGCGACCTTTGCCGCTTTCGGCACACAATTTGACGGCTTGCTGGCAGAATGTTTAGCTGATGTGTCAATGACCGCTGAGCAAGCCAAAGACAAGCTCCTTGCCAAACTGGGCGAAAACACCACCCCAAGCGTACCGCAAAACCACATTCACGCAGGTAACGGTAACATCGTTGGCGACAGCGTGAAGCAGTCGTTAATGGCTCGTGCTGGTCAAAATACCGACAAAACCAACGCAAGAGATAATGCCTACAATGCAATGACCTTGCGTGAGTTGGCTCGTGCCTCATTGGTTGATCGTGGCGTGGGTATTGCGGGCTACACCCCAATGCAAATGGTCGGTCTTGCCTTTACTCATTCGAGCTCCGACTTCGGTCAAATCTTGATTGATGTGGCTCATAAATCCCTACTCAAAGGCTGGGAAACCGCTAACGAAAACTACGAGCAGTTTACCACCCGTGGCACTCTTACTGACTTCCGACCGGCAAAACGAGTCGGTTTAGGTGAGTTTGGCTACCTGCCGGAAGTGGGCGAAGGTGAAGAATACACCTACGGCACAATCGGTGATGAAGGTGCATCTGTTGCATTGGCGACTTACGGGCAACTGTTTAGCATTACCCGTCAGGCGATTATCAATGACGATATGCATCTTTTAACTAAAATCCCTGAGAAAATGGGTGCAGCAGCCAAAGCGACTATTGCCAAACTGGTGTTTGCCTTGATTACCGGCAATGCGACAGCCCAAGACGGCAAAAAGCTGTTTGATGCTACACATAAAAACAGCTTAACGGGTGCGGCATTGAATGTGGAAAACATTGACAAGGCAATCCAGTTAATGAATGGCTTTGTAAACAGCCGTGGTGAACCGCTCTCTATTGAGCCAGAATTTATGCTGTTACCAACCTCATTGCATACCAAAGCAAAACAGATTCTTGGTTCGTCAAGCGTGGAAGGTGCAGACATCAACAGCGGTATCATTAACCCGATCCGTGATATTGTCAGCCCGATTAAATCGCCTCGCTTACAAATTGCAGATCCGAAATCATGGTACTTGCTCAATAAAGAGGCGATTGAAGTCTCTTATCTGGACGGGGTGGATAGCCCTTACATCGAGCAACAGCACGGCTTTACGGTGGACGGTGTTTCGACCAAAGTCCGTATCGATGCTGGTGTGAATGTGATTGACTACCGTGGTGTGGTGAAAGTGACCAACGCTTAATTTAAACAATTTAAAACCTGACCGCACTTTTAACAGTGCGGTTTTTTATTATCCGAAAAAAGGAAAAAGAGATATGGCTAAAAACTATATTCAAGACGGCAATACCGTGCGTTTAACTGCAACCAAAGCGATTACTTCCGGCGATGTCATTGTGGCGGAGGATTTAATTGCGATTGCGGTTTCTGATGCGGCAAAAAATGATGCAGTAGTTGGCTTAACTACCGGTGTTTTTAGCGTAAAAGCTAAACAAGCAGATGACATCAAACAAGGTGCAGTGTTGTACTGGTCTGAAACAGAGGGCGCAACTCTCACCGCAGGCTCAAATAAACGACTTGGCATTGCGTGGAAAGACTCTGGCACATCATCTAATCAAGTTGATGTGAAAATCAATGTCTAGCCCGTTTGAGCAGGCAATAGCTGCCGCCGATCAAACTATTCAGCAAACTATGATGAGTGAGTGGTTGATTGGCGGCAAGCCTTACCCTGCGGTTTATGATGAAGCACCGGCAATCTTTAACGGGCTACATTCAGCCGATGAGCGTGCTATTCACGGCACGGAACGCACGCTAACCCTATTTCGGGCGAGTGGCTACAAACCGAGATTGGACGACCGAGTGAGCGGAAATGGCAAGAAATACCTTGTTAAATCCTATCACTTTGTCGATCAGTTAATCGTATTGCAATTGGAGTAAACAATGGGTTCTCAAGTGACCGGTTTAAAAGAACTGCAAGCCTCCCTGAAAAAAATAGCTAGGCAAACCGTACCTAAAGCAGCCGCTCAAGCAATCCGTACTGTTGGGCGGCAAGCAATGAATAAGGCGGTTAAATCGGTGGCGGCAGAGATTGGCGTAAATCAAAAGACAATCAAAGGTAGAGCAAAAATGACGGCAAAGCCCACGCCGTCAAGATTGCAAGCCACGATTAAGGTTAATCGATCACATATGCCGATGATTCGGGTACTAGAGCGTAAGTCCAACCGCCTGTCACCCACCAAAGGCAGTATTAGAGTTGGGAAACACACTGTACAACGTGGTTTTCGCCAACGACTCGCCAATGGGCGAACGCACATTATGTACCGGCAAGGTCGTAAGCGTTACGGCATTGATGTAGCAAAAGTGCCGTTATCCCAACCACTTACACAAGCATTTGATCGAGAATTGAAAAACTATCCCGAACAAGTGCAAGCGGAATTAGCTAAACAAATTGCGGGGAAATTATGAAAATCCACACAAAAATCCGAAAAGAAGTCCTTGAATTATTACAGACTAAATTGCCGGATATTGATAATTTTTATAACGGGCTGCCAACTTTTATTGATATTGAGGAGGAACAACTTGCAGTATCGGTTTATCTCGATGATATCAGTCTGCAAGAAATAACTGTTTGTAATAATCAATGGGACGCCAAGCTCAATATTACAATCCATCTGAAATCTACCGAGAGTGCAGAAGATGAATTAGACGAATGGGCGGAAAAAATTCGTGAAATTATCGATGATTATCCCGAATTTGAGCATTTAGAGTCAGTCGCGCGCTCTCAGTATCAATATGAGCAAGACCAGAATCAGCGTACGTGGCACATGGCGACATTAATCTTTGATGTTGAGTATTAAACAAATAATCTCTATAGGAGACTTAAAATGGCAAAAACAACAAAAGTCCAAGGCACGAAATTTAGAATTAGCGTTGGACGTGAGGCTCAAAAAGCAATTACCGCAATTAACTTAAATACTGCTACTCTAACGATTGCATCCTCAGGCTATGAAAAAGGTGATGCAATCGAGCTTACAGGTTGCGGTCAATTAGATGGTATATATCCTGTTTTATCAGTAGCTGGTGATCAAGTTAAACTTTGCGAAGAAGTAAAATGGGAAGGTAAAGACTTACCGACTAGTTATACTAAAGCGAAAGCTGCTTTGGTGCAGTTCTCCGAGCAGTTCTGTGCGGTTAAAAATATCGAAAAATCCGATGACACCTTAAATACAGAAGATGTTACAACGGTTTGCTCGGAAGGCACAGAAACTGAGCCGGGTGAAATTGAGTTTGGCTCAATTAAATTGAGCTTTTTCCACAAGCCAACTACAGAAATGCAAGCCCGCTTACGCGAACTGTTTTTCAACAAATCCACCTTTGCCTATAAACTGGAATTACCGGATAACCACGGCACAACTTACGGTGTAGGCTTTATCGAATCCGGCAATGGTTTTAGCGGTGAAGTCAAAGGCAAATACGAAGGCTCTGTATCTATTAAGCCAAGCAAACGTGACTACTTGTTAGTTTAATTGCAAGAAATCAAAAAATTCGACCGCTTGTAGAAATAACAAGCGGTCTTTTTATATCAGAATTTTACAAAAGGAACGAACAATGACACTGCGTGAGAAACTCCTTGCTAATAAACCAAAATTGCAACCTATCGAAATCAACGGCGAGACCTACTACCTGCGTGAAGCTACTGTTGGTGATATGAACAAGCAGATTTTTGAAACCCGAAGCTGGCTCATTCAACAAGCTGAACAAGAAAATGTTGAATTACCGGCAGAAGATGATGAAACCTTTGATGAGGCTCTCAACCGTTTTGGCGAAAAATACCGCCTTGCTCAATCGGTTGCCTACCGCTTATGTGACGAAAACGGTGCATTACTGTTTAACCCACTTAACATTGACGATCTCAATGCGATTGCCGAATTAGACAGTAAAGTGATTATCGACTTTAACCAAGCCGTGTCCGCCCCAAAAGACTCAGCGAGCGAAGAAAGTTCCAAATAACCCTTTCGCTCGCACTGGGTAAAACCCTTGAAGAAATCGAACAAATGCCTGAACGCCACTTTGCCGAATATCAGCTTTTTTATCAAGAGCAACCATTCGGCTTGTGGCGGGAAGATTACCGCACCGCCCAACTTACCCACTTAACCGCTATGATTAACCGTGATCCGAAAGGCAAAGCCCCTAAACTTGCAGAATTTATGCCGTTTTTTAATCGTGTTGATGAGGCAGAGGAAATGGAAGATGACGGCGTGGCGGATTATTTGGCGAAAAGGTAAATCTCTTGTATTTCATTGTAATTCTGTCTATAATTGGTGTAATACATAGAAATACAGGAGAGATAAAATGGCGACTATCAATGATGCTTTCAGTTTTAGAACAAATACCGAAATAAAAAATACCGCATTTGATGTAATTAAAAACTATGGAATGACACCCTCTCAGGTGTTTAATATGTTTTTAACCGAGATTGCAAAAACGAAAACTATTCCGTTAAGTTTGAATTATCAACCCAATCTTGAAACAAAATTGGCAATGCAAGAAGCAAAATCAGGTAAAAATGAAGTTTATGCCTCACTTGAAGCATTTCATAAAGCAATGTTAGCGGAGTAAATAATGCTACAAATTTCGCCGACAAACGCATATAAAAGAGACTTTAAAAAGATTGCAGCCGAATTAGTCGGCAGTTCGGAATATGTGGAAGTAATGTATTGCCTAATAAACCAATTACCATTGGCGGAAAAATATAGAGATCACCCACTACAAGGTGAATGGCAAGGCTTTAGAGATTGCCATATTAAGCCTGATTTAGTGTTGATTTACGCTGTTGAAGATAATCTGCTCCGCCTTGTTCGTTTAGGATCGCACGCTGAATTATTTGGATAATTTCTGTAAAAACTAACCGCTTGCGATTTTGTGCTGTGGGCGGTATAGTTGGAATATTAACAAAGGAGGGAAAAATGAAAAATGTACTTCTATTTATCGTACACTTTTTCTTAATCGCAATGCTCTCAATTATCCCAATATTAATTATTCTTGGAGCAATCGAAAGAGATCCTTACTATACTGCGTGGATTTTCCTTAGCGTATTTTTAGGCATTGGAGCATTGTTATATTTTGCAACCATTGTTTCTAAGTTAATTAACAAGGGAAAAACACAAACATTAGAAGAAAAACGATATGCAGAATATTGGAATAATGTAAAAGTCAATATTCCCAAATAGTCTAACTGATAAATGACCAAAAGCTCGCTTTATGCGGGCTTTTTTATTGGAGAAAAACAATGAGTGGCTTAGGAAAATTAACCGTTACCTTAGAGCTTGAAAATGCAAAATTTCAGTCCGCAATGACGAAATCTGATTATGAGGCACAAAAATTTGCCAAGAACTTTATCCAAAATATGGATAGAGCTAGAAATCACGCCAAAGAATTTGCCGATCGCTCAACCCAATATTTAAAAAACATTGAGCAAGCGGCAAAGAACCTCAATAAAAATTCTGAATTTTCATTTTTATCGACTATTGGTGGACATTATCAATCAATGTCTAGTGGCATATTGAGTGCGGCAAAAGCCTATACTGATATTCAAAATAAAATGAAATTAGTAAGCGGTAGTTCAGCAGAGGCAGCTAAACGATTAACTGATGTGTTTGATATTGCGACTAAAACAAGCCAAAGTACAGAGGCTGTTTCAGGTGTCTATCAAACATTTGCTCAAAATGCCCAATCTCTCGGACTGGCTCAAAAAGATGTAGCAGAATTAACTAAAACGGTCTCTCAAGCCGTTGCTGCAAGCGGCGCAAGCAGTTCTGCAGCAAGTAATGCCCTAACCCAATTTGGTCAATCACTTTTAATGGGCAAAATGAAAGCCCAAGAATTTAACTCGCTCATTACTCAAACCCCAACCATTATTCAAGCAATGGCAAAAGGTTTGGGAATGACAATGGCAGAATTTAAAGCAGCGGTAGATGATGGAAAAATCAGTACTGTTGAGATGGTCAAAGGATTAAAAAATTCGAGTGGCTATGTTGATGAATTAGCAGGAAAAATGGGCGTAACTCTTGATGGAGCGATGACTAACCTTTCTACTCGATTTACCAAATTTGTTGGTGATACAGATAAAGCAGTTGGGGGAAGTGAAGCATTAGCGAAATCCATTAATTATATTGGAGAGAATATAGATACATTGTCTCCTATCCTTGCAGGGGCTGTCGTTTCATTCACTACAATGTATGCGGGAAACAAAGTTTCTTCAGTATTAAATATGGTTTCAGCAACCGCTAAACACAGATGGGAAATATTCCAAAAAGCCAAAGAATTAAATAATGAACGTAATGCTACTATCCAAGCTGCGATTGCTGAAAAAAATAAGATTGCCACAGAATTAACCCATACGCAATCTTATATTCGTAATTTACAAGCTCAACTTAATTTAGCAACAACTGAAAAACAACGTTCTCTATTAAGTGCAGAACTACAAGTCCAAACTGTTAGAGAAACCAATTTAATTAATGCGAAAACTGCGGCTGTCGCACGCTTGGCAACGGCTCAAAAAGCCACCACAGCATTTGGGGCAGCATTAGGATTAGTAGGTGGACCACTCGGAGCATTATCTATTGGATTAGGTGTTGCTATTCCGCTATTAATGGATTTCTTCACAAATGCTGAGCAAGCCAAACAAAAATCCCTTGAGTTTGCTCAATCTCTCGACCAAATCAAGGAGCGATTACCTCAAATGACCAAATTGGAATTAGAGGTCAGTATTAATGATACCCAAGATAGTATCAAAGCACAGAAAGATAAAATTAAGGAAATCACGCAAGAGCTTGAACAGTTAGAGAAAAAAGCCAGTCAAACCAAGATTAGCTATTACTATGCAGGACAAATTCACGAGGTGGCTAAATCCGCCGAACAAATGCGTAAGGAAATGGCAGCAGTTACTGCTAAAAAGCGAGAACTCGAAGTTGCTAACCAAGATCTAGCAAGTTCCGAACAATCCCTTGCAGAACAAATAAAAAATGTGCCGCTTATCGAAATGCGGCAACAGTTTATTGATCTATACCCTCATATTGATCAAAGCCAAATCAAAGTTGATGGCTTAAATATTGCTATCGGTAATTTTACCGTCAAATCACCGGAGATGGTTATTGCTACTAATAACATTGCTAATGCTCTTGGTGGCGTTGCCGGAGAGGCTATGAGAGCGGCTATTCTAGTCGCTAATCTGTCAAGTATGAAGCTGGATGCTAACGGTGCTGCAATTATCGATCCTAAACATCTTGAAAAAATCGAGCAAATTGAACGTAACAATGCGATTGGTTCGGCTAAAGGTAAAGATAAAATCGCATTGCAAGTAAAAGACGCTCTGATTAAATCAGGTATGAAAGAGGGCGATGCCGGATACGAGCGACTAAAAGCAGCATATGAGCAACAATTTACGTTGCAAAATGCCCCTAAGGGCAAGGGTGGAAAAACCAAAGCCGAAAAAGAGGCAGAAAAAGCGGCTAAAAAGCAACAAAGTTATCAAAACCAAGTGGCGGAGATGACAAATCGTTTAGCAGGCTTAAAAGCCAATGCTTCAGATATCGCGATTTTCGGGCAAGTCTCCGACTACCAAGAAGTGCGTAAACTGACTGAAGATATTGCGATCAATGCCGAAAAATACAAAGGCTACGGTGAGCAAGGTGTCGCAAGGCTTAAAGAGTTAGCCAGTCAGTTAGATTCCGCCCAGCAACAAGTCGCTATTTCTCAATTTGCCTACAATGGCGGTGAGAAACTCAAAGCAATGGAGTTTGAATTAACCTTGCTCGGTAAAACCCGCCAAGAGCAAGAGTTAATGCAGTACAACCACGAATTAGATCTTGAAGCAGCTCGGCTCAAAATCGGTATGACTGATGAAAATATTGCGAAGTTAGACCAGGAAATCGTTAAGCTAAAAGAACGTCGAGCGGAAATCCAAGCACAAGCAGAACAAGCTCGTGGCAGCTTTAAACAAGGTATGTTAGATGGTTTGAATAATATCGAAGCTGATGTCAGCAATGTAGCGGCAAATGTTGCCAATATTACTCAAAATACCTTTGACGGTATGGCGGATAGCTTGACTAATTTTGTGATGACAGGTAAAGCGGATTTCCGTAGTTTTGCTAATTCCATATTATCTGATCTTAGCAAAATGATTATCAAAATGATGTTATTTAATGCTATCAAACAAGGTGCAACTATGTTGTTTGGCTACCAAGGACCGACTACAACGGTAAATGGTAATGCTGTTTATGGGTTAGGTACTTGGGCAACAGGTGGCTACACAGGCAATGGCGGCAAATACACCCCAGCGGGTATCGTCCACAAAGGGGAATACGTCATCACCAAAGAGGCAACCTCTCGTCTTGGTTTGGATTATTTGAATTATCTTAACTATGGCAGACGTGGTTTTGCCTCTGGCGGTGGTGTCGCTGTACCAAGAGTACCGTCATCATCTTATCAGCCGAAATCGGCTCAAAGTAGTATCAGCGTACAGGTCATCAATAATGGTGAGCCGGTAGATGCCAAAGTCAGCCAAAAACAGCAAGGCGAGCAAACGCAAATTACTGTTGAGTTAATGCGTAAAATTGCCCGTCAGGAGGCGAACGGAATGATTCAGAACAACTTTAGAGCCGGAGGAGTATTTGCCTAATGGAAACATTAAAATGGTGTGTTCGCACCGATTTAGCGATTGAAAATACCCCTGAAATAATGGAAGTTAAATTCGGGGATGGTTATACGCAACGCTCTCCTAAAGGGTTGGATAATCTGTTGCGAACCTATACCGGCACAATCAAAGTGCAGAAAGGGGAACATTTAGCGGTAGAGGCATTTTTTGCCAAACATCGTGGTGTTTCCCCTTTTTACTTTAAAGATCCGTACACACAACAAAACAAAAAGGTAGTGTGTAGCAGTTGGCCCGCAAAAATGGTTGGCTTAAACCATTGGGAATTTAGTGTAACCTTTAAGGAAGTACCCTAATGCCTGTTAGCATATCCAATCAAATGAAACTCGACCTTGCCAAACTTGAGCAAAATGCAATGCTTGATTTGTACGAGGTGGACTTACGCACATTAAAGGATAAAAGCGGTAATGCTGGCTCAGTTTACCGCTTTTATTCGGGGTTAAATGAACTCAAAACAAGTATTGTCTGGCAAGGGCGGACTTACGATCCGTATCCTATTGAGGCAACAGGATTTGAGCGTAACAGCAGCGGCCCAAGCAATCGCCCTACTCTTACGCTATCAAATCTGTTTGGCTTAGTTACGGGTATTGCTAATCAGTTTGATGAGTGTATCGGGGCGATTGTTCGCCGGCATCAGGTTTACGCCCAATATTTAGATGCCGTGAATTTTGCCGGGGGTAATGCGAAAGCTGATCCAAATCAGGAAATAATCAGTCATTTTGTGATTGAGCAGCTTACCAGCCTCACACGAGAGACTGCTACTTTTACGCTTGCGTTGCCGATTGAAACCGATAATGCCAAAATCCCCAGCAGAATTATTATGGCGGATACCTGTACTTGGATTTACCGCTCGGCGGAATGTGGCTACACCGGCAAGCAGTATTTTGATGAAAAAGACAAGGCAACATCAGACCCAAAAGCAGATAAATGTAGTCATTGCCTTAATGGTTGTGAATTAAGAGGCAATCAACGCAATTTTGGCGGGTTTGTATCGGTAAATAAATTGGGGTAAATAATGAACTTAGAGCAACAAATTATCGACTTCGCTCTCAAAAACGAACCGCACGAAATGTGCGGTTTTGTTGTTTTTGACGGCAAACAAAATCAATTTATCCCTTGCGAAAACCAAGCGGAAGACAAAGCTAATTACTTTGAAATCTCCGATCTTGATTACATCAAAGCAGAAGAAAAAGGCGAACTGATGGCGGTGGTGCATTCACACCCTGAACCAAATGGCAAGCCTATACTATCTACCCTTGATCGCAAAATGCAAGTACAGACTGGTTTAGATTGGTGGTTGGTGCATAATCGGCAAATCCATAAATTCCGCAATGTACCACATTTAATCGGGCGTGAATTTAAACACGGAGTAATGGACTGTTATACGCTCTATCGTGATGCCTATATGCTTGCCGGTTATGAGATGGATGAGTTCGAGCGACAAGATGACTGGTGGCATAGCGGGCAAAATCTCTATTTGGATAATATTCAAGGACAAGGTTTTGAGCGAG